CGCCTACAAGGGCATTACCTGCGAGGTGAATGTCTTTGTATTTTAAACTAGAGGAGCCGATGTCCACAGTGTTTGTTACTGTAGGTGTTATACTTGTGCCAGTGTTGGCTACTACCTCATGCCACTCGGCTGCAGAAGCTGTAGCAGAAGCGCATATAAATATTTTTTTTGTAGAAGTATTTATCCATAGAGATCCTACGGCATAACTCTGAGTGGTATCATCGGTAATAGTAGGATTACTAGTAGTGATATTATTCTTACCGCCTGTACCACCATGAACTGCAGGTAATACTCCAGATACGGAAGTGGCTAGTGGAATAGGGGGAGCATCGCCAGTGCCGCCAGTATGTCCATGCCCAGTTGTAGCCTCAAAAGCCGCTAATAGTTGGTTAAATTCAGCATTTAGCGGTGGAGCCGTAATATCCGCGCCATTGATAATTTGGCTAACAGATTGGCGAGTATATCCTGCCATGTTCTACCTTCTCCCCGAAATCGAAAATTCAAATACTAACCCCTGAATTGTGTAGGGTTCCGACTGACCTACTGTCACAAAGGTTGCTCTTGTTGAAAAACCAGATCCTTGAACGTCTGCAGTTAGAATTGGTTTTGAGTTACCGCCATAAAGGGCGTTGGCATCTCCGTAGTCTAGGTTGAGAGCGTTATACCTAACTGGACCGCCTGTAGATGCTTGAGTATATTCTGAGGGCTTACTGGTATTGTAGTCACCCCAATCGTAGTCCAATGATAAAAAGAATGTTGTTGGACCCTCGGCTCTAACAAATGTGTTTACCTTACGTAATGTCTTCCTGATTTCAGTGTCGCCAAAATCTAAATACGGAGTGGCATAAACTGCTACTATGTCATTTCCTGCAAAGTTAGTACCAGTTTCCTGTTGATATACCTTACCATCGTAATCACCGTGTACGATTTGTTCTCTAGAATCTATGTATCCTGAGTCAGTACATGAGGCTCTAATCCCATTTAACTCGCCAAATGACCACTCGATAGATCCTTGTTTATCGTACAATCCCCCAATAATCCCGAAGCTATCAACTTGAGGGGTGGTTTCATCCCCAACAAAAAATCTTACTTGAGACTTTCCCCTAATAACCACTGAATTAACTGTGTCAGTGTTATTGTTTTTGATTAGATTAACGAGAGTGACTTGGATAGCCTTACTTACGTTTTCAAGCTCAACTCCATCTAGTTTTGATGTTGATGAAATAGGTCTAAACCCATCAGGAGCTAAAAAGAGTAAATCGCCACCTATCTCGACTACGCTATCTCTGGCAATACAGCCTACGTTATTAGTAACGCTATCTAGAGTAAATGTAATACCACCAGAGGAGTTCTTTGTAGTACTAACCTTCTTAATAGCATTTGTACCAAAAACGAATAAGTCATCACGAAAAGGTTTTATTTGTGTAATGTTAAATGCAGGACTTAAACTTCCACCACCTGCAGCCGATGTCCAAGTATAGGGATCATTAGGTGCAGAATGTCTTATCGTGGCTCTTGATGTAAGATCCCCACCAACCCAGAGATGATTTTGATATTCTCCTACTATCGAGGGAGCATCTACAATTTGGTTACCACCTGGAGAACTAGCACCGCCAGAATTGGCTTGTAGTAGTTCATACCAATTTGTTCCATCAAATACTACTGCAGGGTTTATTCCATCCACAAAGCAAATCGTAGAACCGTTTCCCCAATCAAATTGTACGTGGCGTATTTTATTGATTGTAAGACTGCCAGAAACGGTATTTCGTGTAGGTTGGTTTGCGATAACCTGCCAACCTGAAAAAGGAATGAATTTATAAAACTTATAAGTATTAGCCCCTACATCTTTTCTGGCAGCAATAAAGTAAGGATTACCTATATGTTCGTTTTTATAAAGAGCTACTCCTAATACTTTACCTTCAGTAGCAGAGCCACCTACTGTGGTGTCTATATTTCCTAGATGGGTATAGCCCTCTATACGTCGATAGCCTCCGTAGAGGCTAGGTTCAAAATTAACTAATCTAGTAGCTGCACCAGATTTATTTTCTGATAATTCTAAGTGGTTTTCGTTACTATTTAAACCGCCTTGGCATATCAGTTTAAAGGACTCAATTTCATCTGCCATTAGAAGGCTATCCTTGTATCCCTGACATACTCAAAATTATTGATATAAAGTGTCTGTAAATCTTTTATTCCAAGCGTGAAGGCTTGGTATGCGGCATTAGCAGCCTCGATGTTATCTTTAAACATATAGAGGTGATACAAAGCTCCATCTACTATTACTGTATCAAAAGCTTCGGGTATTCTGGTTACGTCACTACTGTTTGTTAGATCTGTGTAATTTAGGTAGTATCTAAATCGTACACTATATGCGGCATTAGGTGAGGGGGTTACACCGAAGCCACTTCCATGAGAGGGGAATACATTATCGGGAATACTTCTACCTGCACTTCCTGCAGCGTAGTCGGCATCTCGATGTCGGGCATACCACTCATCTCTTTCCATGAAACCAAGAGTTTTAAATGAAGCTCCTAATGCAGAGTTTTCTTGGATCTGAAAACTATTCCAATCGACCTTCTTAAAAGCATTAGGCCAACTATATTCGGATTGCCCTGCAGTTAAGGTCTGTGTAAATTCGGCTGCATTAAAAGGCCACTCAAATTCTGCTTGGTTAATTTTTGCTATCGACGCTTTTACGGCATCTTTTACTAGGCTTTGTATACCTCTGGTATTTGCAAATTCAGCCGTAGCAATCTCTACTTCATTCAGCCTACGAAGAACCATATTGCATAAGTTTATATAAGTAGAGGGCATTTAGCGTTGTCCTAATATGAGGATAAGGGGCCAGTACGCACTGACTAGCCCCCTAGAGTCGTTATTGTTTATGCAAGGTTGTAGTTTGCAGTGAACAATGTTTCTGGACGCAAGATCTTGCGACCATATAAATTTAAGCCCCTATATATATCGGCAAAGGTTGTTGGTGAACGGAAAGTCTCTGTTTTAGCAATTTGCTGTGCAGTTGCTACTGCAGAGGCATGACCTGCTACCATTACACCAAAGTTCGCTTCAGAACCTGTGCTAGATGTAGCACCTGGACCAGTACCTAGATACGGTAGGTTGTTTGACTTGTAGATTGAGAAGCCTCGGATAGTACCTGGAAGTCTACCATTACGCATCTCATCACCGCCACCGAAGTCGCTGTTAATGAGTTTTGATGATTCATCCATTAGTACTTCTGCGAAGACAGGATCTACTACCAACCAACGTCCATCTGTATCCACATTTGCGGAATCCATCAGACGAGCCATACGGTTCATAATGGCTAGTGGAGAAGTAATACCACCTGATCCACCACCTGCAGCGATTGGAATAGATGTTACTTCACCTGCAGAACCTGAGTTACCACCTGCGTCTGCAGAACCTGCTAGTTCTGAACCACCAAAGTCAGTGATGTCTAGCTTGTTGGCTGCAAGCAATTCGTCGTTACCTGCATTTGAGTCAGCCTTAGTACCGTTAATGTCACCTGAAGCTGAACGTCTTGCCCATGAAGATGGTGTTTTCCATCCAGACATGTAGCCTAGTACTTCAGCGTCCATAGTGTCACGCAGTTTATATCCTGCATGGTCACTAGCTAGGTCACCAAAAGAAACATGACTGTGAGCTTCCTCGATGTCGTCTAGCGCAAATTGGAAATAATTTGCTTGATCGACAACCATCGTGAAGTCAGCGTCTGTTAGGTCTTGAGTTGCCAGTGCCGTACCACGCTCATATGTGGTGACGTTTACTGTTGGTTCCTTGATAATTCTAATAGAGTCACCAAAGTTTGCGATCTCACCACTGTAATCAGTGTTGGTAACCGCATCTACTACAGAAGCCTTTCTCAGAGCTATCTGTACTTTTTTGGAAAATATAATCGGGCTGAAGTTACCGTTAGGTAAGTTATTATAGCCTGATGCGCTTGGAAATGCCATTGTGTTTCTCCTATATGAAATGGCTTTTAATTAGCCTCAACGTGAGGCAGCTAGATCAGATAAGTAAAACGTAGTGTCAGTTGTCATAGGAGTGTCATACTAGGTATGGTTCCCATCTTACTGGTAGACTTTGTTAGCTATTTATCTGGAAGGTTAAGGTGAGGGGTATACCTAGTCAGGTGTCCTTCACACTTAGTAATTCAATAGTGTCATTATACCACAGACACCTATTTATATCAATAGTTAAGTGTTATCGCGCTGCGCCTGATACGTCATACTCGAATTTACCAGAGGCTAATGCTTCTTGTATAGCTTCTTGGTTTTTCTCGAACTCTTTATCAGACATCCTTGCAACCGCGCTTTCTGAAAATACAGCTTTTGATTTAGCTGCAGGAGTAGAGGATGATGTCCTACCTACGGCTTGGGCGGCACTCTTAGAAGTTTTTGTTCCTGTCTGAGCTTTGTACAGATCTATAGTACTCGCTGCCCATTCTGCATCTGTGTTGTTTTTATAGACGCTGTCTTGAACAGTAGGATGCTGTAAGGCTACCCAATCATGGAACTTCTTATCCTGACGAATTTTAGCAAAGTCAGGATGTCTCTCTAGTAGACGTTGTTCGGCTGATTTTTTATTAATCTGCTTCTCAAACTGTTCTACTTTTTCGAGTCTTTTTTCACCTTCGCGGAGAGCTTCGTTAGCCCTTTTTTGGGCAATTGTATCAACAATCTTGGCAACATCAGGATACCTTTTAGACCAAGCTTCAACTTCTGCATCAGTTTTGGGAAACTTGATTTGGCTTCTTGTGGCTGCATCAAGCTGCTTCTGCATGTCTGCAATTTGTTTAGCAGATTGATCCCTAACCGTTTGAATATGCCGCTGAATGTCTTGATACCGTTTTTTATAAGATTCTTCTTCAGCATTTAATTGTTCCACTGGTTCTTGCTCTTGAGCTTGTTGTTGCAGTACTTCTTGACTGTAACTTAGTTCATCTTCAGCTTCTGGAGCGCGACTATATTTTTGCTTTTTTGCCATATTAATCCTTCATGGGTCCGATAAATCGGGTATCCATTAATTAGACTGCAAATGCGTATTTCTTCTTTTTCACAAATGCAGGTAGGGGTTTCGACACTGGAGATATTTCCATATCTTCATCGTCATCTAAATGATCGTCTACCATTACAGTAGCGACCTCTACATCCATCTCTTCAGATGGAATTTCTTCTGATGCTTCGGCTTCCGCTTCGGCTTCTTCTTGTTCGGGATCGTCTGAGGCTTGTACTTCGGTGTCCTCAAGATCCTCGCTATGGGGTTCACCTTCATCCTCGACATATTGTATCAATCCATCCATGTGCATTGCCATGAGACCCATTTCAGCCTCAGACTGCATCTCCATTATATGTTTAAGACCGTGATACTTAACTACGTGGGCAGGGAGTACATATTCGCCAGAACTAAGATTGGCATCGATGTCATCTCTTACATTCTCTGCAGTTGATCCTAGAGGTATTGGATTACCCGATACTTCATCGTAAGACATCATCCCTGCTTCCTCTTGGCAGTCATCACAACCGCAAGGCATCCCACCGTGATATAAGTTCATCTCATCCTCATCTACTAACTCATTTTTTTGCAGTGCTAGTTGCACTTCTCTTTCTGCAGGGGAGACGTAACCATCAGCATTCCTATCAGCTTCGGCTATATCTACTTGTTCCTTGTTATCTGCTATTTCTTTGTCTTCCTCTGATCGACCTTTCATGCCATCATCCTTTGTAATAAAACCGCCAGTGCTAAAATTTTCTCTAAAATAATTTAGGTAAGGGAAGGGGCTATCTATTAACCCTGCTCTTTGTGCGGTGCTTAAACCAAAAGCTAAACCTGTCTTAGCCATATCCCTAAATGACATTGTTTCGTCAGGGTTCTTAAAGTTTTCATATTCATCTAACTTTTCTTGGGCTTCTTCTGGTGTCCACTCATCAGACATAAGAAGCCTACCGTCTTCATCTTTAAATGTTTTTATTTCTTGCTCTATCTCTTCAAGCTGTTGGACTGCATTATCGCCAAAACCCTTCTGCCAATTAACGCCTGAATTTTTTGCATTTTTTATGGCAACTTCTGTGGAGACTTCCTGTCCATCCCAGATAGTGGGTATTAGCATTTCCCTGCCATCTATATTAACAATTATGCCTTTAACGGTAGATAATGAACCGTCATCGTTCTGCACGGCTTTGCCGTTAGCAATATTATAAAAATGATGCTCTACTAAAGGGTCCATTGAATTTCCTTATTGGGGGGAAGCAAAACCTTCTTCTTCCTCTGCTTCATCAGCCGTTGCAAGTCCTGCAGCCCCAATCAGACCTGCAGTCGCTATACCAACATCTCTCTTTTCACCGATGTAATCTTTCCAACTAGGCACACCACCTGCACCCATTTTTTCCGCTTCGGCTATTATCATTTCTCTTGCGCCCTCTGGATCTAAGCTGCCATCATCAACCATTCGCCAAATAGCATCTACGTTTGTAACAAAAGCCTTGTTACTTTTGAGGGTTTTTGGAAATAATGTTCTGAGTTGTTCCCATGAAACTGACTGCATTTCTCTAGGTAATACATTTCTCAGCTTTGCAGCCTCAGTAGTTCCATCGAAGTACAGACCGTAGCTACCCTTCATACCAGTAAGGGGCTGTCCTACATTAGAAAATTTATTAGGGTTACCTTTAACACTTGCACCAACTAAACCCTGATTAACTTCATTTGCACTTTGACCTAGAGGTCTAAATAATCCTGCAGCAATTTGATGTGTATCTACTGTTACATCTTTAGGGCTGTCTGGATTTAAGATATTATTAAAGAAATTTCTTACTTTATATGCTTTACCTAGTTCTGGAGAAATAGAATCTAAAGATCCATCACCGTCTAAAATTCTTATTGCCTTAGCCATATTAGTAAAACTTTGATGTACTAAGGTAGAAGGGCTTCCTGACTTTGTAACAACTACACCAAGTATATCTCCATTAGGATTTACTTCTCTAAAATTAGAACCAAAGTGTGCTTCGTCATATGCACGTATCCACATAGCCTTTTGTAGAGGTGTCTCCATTTCTCCCCAAGGTCTACCGCGCACAGTCTCAAACTCTGGTTGATCTTGCCAAGAGGTAGTTGCTTTCTTTCCACTACTGGCTTTTACAGTGGTAGAGACTGCATCCATTTCTGCAGTCCAAGGAGCGTTGCGACCAAGTTCTGCATTATGTTTTATGAGGCGTTCACCCATAGCCACATTCTGAAACCAATCTTTCCCTGGACTTAATGCTGCTAAAACACCTGCAGTTTTTGTGTCTTCTAGACCAAATCTATCTGCTAAACCTAAAGCAATTCTGTTTGCGCCTCTATACCAATTTGCAGAGTCCTTGGCGATCCCTAGACGTTCAGACATATCATAAAGACTAACGATATTATCTGTCATCCTAGAGACAATATTTTGTGCGGTTTCCGTTACATCCTCAGACCATAAGTTACGTAACCCTGGATAACTCTGTGTCATCATGGCAAAGTTCTCTGCCATCTTAGAGTTACCCTTCATTAAGGCTTCTGTATCCGTTATCAGTGTGCCAGTTCCTACAAGATCAACCTCACCGCCTTTTGGGTCAGTCGGTAATCTGGTATCAACTCTACGACTAGTATCTAGTAATTCATCTGTTTGTTGTTCTACAGTACCTGACGATTTCTTTCTAATCGTTATTCCTG